GATTTTCCATCCGAAGATTGCTCCGAGTGCATTGAACACTTGCTGTGCAAACGAAATGACCGCAGACAGGAATCTGTTCATAGCTTTGAGAGCAGGACGGAATGCGTTAATGAATGTTTGACCGAATATGATACCAAGCTGCTGAAGTTGGTTCTTCAGAATCTTTACTTGGTTTGCCCATGTCAATTTGTTATCCTATAGGCTCTTTATCCTATAGTTCTTATGGTTACCCATAAGTTCAGAGTACATTTTCATCCCATAGGGATGCCGGACACTCTTGGGTGGATTATATTTATTCACCACCTACTCGTTACGGTGTTCCACTGCCTGTTCGCAATCAGTGGAATTACCACGGTATTATCCTAAACACTAATCCATTTATAGCCACACGATGTGGCATTGGGCTTATCGACCGCTTTGTGAATACATTTATGAGATATGCCGACTGCTCTTCCTGCGTCAGACATCCTGTCATATACTGCTATCACTTTTCCGGTCTTCACATCTACTTGAGCAACTTTTCTGCCCTTCTTTCTAGGCTTATATCGCTCTATGTCAACTATAGGGAAATCTTTCTCGTATACGAATATGAAGCCGTGAATGGTTTTGTTACTTCCTATCAAGCCGTTGCTTATGCTTGCCCTCGGTATTCCAAGGGCCTTGGACGCATCAACAACACTGTCGAATCTTGATATCTCGTTTCCGCTTAGATCACACTGAACAATTCTCTTCACGCTTGGCCTCGGTTTTACATACTTTCTAGCACCGTGTTCTAGGTACTCGTCTTCAAACATGAACATTTTCCCAAGGCACGTTAGCGAATCGCTTTTGCAAGATTCAAGCACGTTGGAATTCCAGTATCCGTCAATCCGCTCGGCCTCTCCTGCACTATCATATCTCTTAACGAATGTGCCATCAAGCTCAAGGCAGACAACTGGTCTAGCATTCCACATCGAGCCACCGTCACCACCCTTGGTCATGTTGTAACCATTCGGCTTGAACGAGTTATACAATCGAATATACAACTGTTCCTTACGGTTGGCTTCAGCCTTTCCGTCAGCGTAATCTATTATTTCCCATATGAAGTTTTCTTTGCCGTGTGCTTGTATTGCTCTGTGGAAGATGCAATCGTCTGATTCACGGCATCTTAGATGTTCTTGCCTACGTTCTTCGAACTGGCAACTTTGCCCAATATAAACTTTCCCGTTGGTCGCATCGGTCGCTTTATAAATACAATATTGTCTCATTACCAATATTATATCAAAGTGTTCTACCAATGTCACCCTAGATTAGGACTTCACCGTTTTTGCCCGGTTTTCACTAACACGTTGCCGTGCTAGGCGACACACTTTCTATCGGCTGTGCGGGCAAAGTCGCCCAAGGAATTCCTAGCACTGTAGAGAATATATTGGTATCTTAAGGTCGCTTTTTCTGCTTGTGTCATAGACTGTACATCAGCGTTCAGTCCATGTGCTAACGCCCAGGCTTGCAGATTGGCCTGAGTGAGGTCTATACCGAATTGCCTTAACGGTCTGGTTTGTCCGGTATATACAGCCGAGAGTGCTGTCTGCACATCCTCGACAGAAGTGTCGTAGAACGATCCAATATCAGCGGCGAGTTCTGTCAGCGTCATAGACATATCGGACATATTTCCGGTCATGACACCGTAGATATCACCGGTCGCCTTGTTGGTCAGGCTCCACTTCTTGAAGTTCTCCTCTGCTCCTGCCACAGCTTCATTGGAAATACCCATAGCAGTACCCATAGCTTGGAACCTGGATGCCATCTGCTTGAAAGCAAGTTCAGACATACCATAGTTCTGAATCGCATCATGGGATAACTGTTCAAGCTGTTGCCTTGCGGAATCGCTGTAGACCGTGCCGACAACGTTGCCTACTTCGACAAGGGACGAAGCATCAGAGATAGAAGATGACAATGCTCTCCACGCAGTGCGGATACCCCACAACAGCGTTCTGAATTTGATGAGCATCATGTAGAGGTTGTTGTAACTTCTGTGTGCTTTTTGAGCATGAGCAGGAGCTTGGCTTGCAGTAAGGTTCAGTTGTGCAATTCCGTTCTTAGCTTTGGATGACGCAGATGTCAGTTTAGCAAGACCGTTTACGAAATCAGCCAGAGCCTGGTCAACACCACCGGCTCCCTTTATGACTTCGATGAAATGTGCAACAGCGTCTGCAAGGTCGGGCATAGTCAAAGCAGCCGTAGTCAGATCAAGGTTTTTGAATCTTCCAAGAGCGGACAGAAGTGCCGTCAGACTGGTGTCAACACCACCGCCATCAGTAACAGCTTTCTGAAGAACAAGAATTCCGTCACCGAGCGTCTGAAGCATATCCCCAATATCAGCAGGAATAACGATTTTGGAAACACCATTCAGAGCAGTGATGAGTCTCGTAAGATCAGAACCGGCTGTCAGTGATGTCAGCTTTCCAAGCGCTGTAGCGAGAGAATCGATACCAGTTGTATCGCCAATCTTAACACCGCCGGAAAGGACAGAGAACGCCGAGTCAATACCCTGTGCAGCTTTCTTCAGTCCAGTCAGACCATCAGACAAATTCTCAAGGCCCTTGGAACTCCAACCTTTGGTAGCGTTCCTCAGACCAGTAAGGCTCGTTGTGAGACTGTCAAGGGATGTCGAATAGTTGCCGAAGCCTTTCAACGTATCCCTGAGGTCTCCAAGAGACTCGCTCAGATTGTCTATCGCATCCGTAGAACCTTTTGCGCTTGAACTTACCTTTAACTCCAGATCAGCAATAATATCACTCATTTAAATCACCGATCTTTCTGTGATATGAAATTGTCAGTTTCTATTGCACTCGGATATCCGAATACAAAAAAAGCCCCTAGAGCCTTTGACAACTCTAGGGACTGCGTTAACTCTCATCGAGTTATATATTGTGCGGATACGAATCCGTATTTTCCGTTGTAGCGGATGTAGTACCAGTCGGAACCATCCTTGGCCTTGACCGCATCACAGACTTCTACCCTTGTGCCATGAGGCAGAGGGGAGAACGAACACTTGCCGTACTCGGTTCCTGCCCACATCCTGACATTGAGTGCTGAAGCGGTGACCGATCCCGTGAACTTAGTAACCTTGGACGGCTTACCTGACGCATATGTCAGCTTTGCCTCAGCCTTGGCGGTATCTTCCTTGGGAGCCACCTCTTCTACAGTATCAGGAAACTTGGGAGTCACATAACCACGGATATATCGACCGTTGATGTTCATCCTGCGGTTGCAGACGGAGTCATTGAAATTTCCCTCTGTGACAATGATGTCATCTCTGCTGACGGCCGTGACAAGTCCTACGTGATCCGGGTTGCCGGTGTTGTCGCCTGTGCCGTTATCCTGCCAGTCATAGAGAATCGCATCGGAAACTTTCGGAACGTATGAATCGCTCTCCTGCCATATGCCCATCTCTTTTGCGATCTTAATCATTCTCGGACAAGAGCATTCGATGGGGAAGATGTTGCCGAATCCTGCCGCAATGAAAGCCGCTGAAACTGCTGTGGCACACCAAGGTTCGCCATAGGGCATCTTCCAGTTGAGCGTACCATGAAGCTTGACCGCTGTAGCAAGATAATTATTGTAGATGTCGATGATGGCCTTATGGGTTCCGTTGGACTCCTTGCGACCGATCCATCCAAGCATGATGTCGGCTACTTTCTCACGGGCAGATATCATCTGAGTAGCTTTCGGAGCCTCATCGGTTTTCTTCTTCTCGATGAACTCGATATAGCAATCGTTTGCATCAAGACCGCCCATCTTGCCGAACTGCCACATGAAGTACTCGCCGGTGTAATCACACTTGCTTGCATACTGGGCCACCCATCTCTGAGTACCCTCGATAAGATCATGGTCATTGAGTTTATCTCTGAACCATGACTCAGAAGCGTATACACCATAAGGAATTCCTGCATCCTTAAGATGCTGATTGACGATGTTGATGAACTTTGTACGGTCAGCATTAGACAGCTTGTCCGCTCTGCCTTTCTCACCTTTGACAACAGTCTCGGAATCCTGGCAGACAGGAAGACATACATCGTATTCCTTGATAGCGTTTACAAGCCATTCGCCCTCTTCGTGAGCCTCGGCTTCTGTTATAGCTGTAGGAAAGAAGTAGAAGGTAAACGGAATGCCAAGTGACTGGCACTTGCGGATGAACTCTTTCGCCTTGAAGTCATAACGGATCTTGCCGTAGTACTGAGGATTCTCTTTAATAGAGCCTCTGACTCCAATACGAATATTCACCGCATCAAATGTATTCTTAACGAAATCCCAGTCGGGATTGTTGTGTTCTGATATATCAACCACCTTGTGGATTGTTTTCATTCTTTTGGGTGATCCTTTTCAAAATTATGCTGCATGATTGAGAGAGTGTTGAACAACCGCTTGGTATATTCGATCTTCTGCTCTACAGTCATGTTTTCTTCTGCTATGCGCTGTTTCTCGCGCTCTTCCAGTTCCTGCGTGATGGACTTATCTCTATACTGGAGCGTCTTGAGGTTCTTACTGAACATACCGCACACCTTGTTGTGCAGAGCGATACTCTCAGCCTCATAGAAATAGCATCCGAGTCTGTACGCAAGCTCATCATGATAGCGGTACTCGTCTTTCTTCATCTGCTTATACGCTTTTTCAATTGCGTACAATTCATTCATGGTCAAGTCCCAAAACTCTGAAACCCGAACGCCCATCTGAATAGCTTTAGGGAGAACTACCTCTAACAGCCATAGCTTTGCCGTTGGGAAATCGCTTAAGCTTTCGCCTTGCGTGTCTTCCTCGGAACCTGGGCCACTACTGTCTCCGGTGCTTCCTCGTCCTCGCTCTCCTGAGGAGTCTCTTCCGCTGTCTTGTTGATTGCGTGAAAAAAACCGGAGTCGGCGATCTGCTCCTGCATGACATCCATGATAGCGTTCATGGTCTCGCCGTTGACGATTCCTGCCTCAAGTTCTGCACCGGCCTCGTCTACGCTCATGTGACCGCACAGGGCAAAGTAGGCTCTGACTGTGGAAACAGGCTTCTCGCTGATATCACCAAGGGAGACACCATAGCCCTCAAGATCACAGATAGTGTTAAAATTAAAAGGAACTGCACGGTAAGACTTGCCGTTGAATTTAAAAATCTTTTCCATAGATATAAAACCCTTTCCCCTATGTAGTCATAGGAAAGGGGACGGCCCGAAGACCGCCCCTGTGTAAATAAAGTTGGTAAGATCGATTATTCACCCGCAGTGGTGATTGCGACCTTGGTGTCAAGACCGATATACTCGTTGATAACCAGTTCGATCTCGACTGTCCATGCCTCGTTCTGGCCTGTCTCAGGCAGAGGAAGCTTTGCCGGAGGCTCTGCAACTACGAAGAAGCCCTTTGTAAGATAGGGGGAAGTGACCTCAAACCAAGTTCTCTTGCTTGCGGCCTTGCCAGTAGTAGAAGCAGCGATCATAGCTTCAAGCTGAGTGATAACTTCATCAGACAGATTGAAAGTCAGATTCCAAGTACCGCCGGAATCGGCTCTACCGCTTGTGTACTTAGAAATAGTGTCTTCCAGTGCGGAGACATCGATCTGCTCAGTGGACAGAGAGATACCACCGATGGCATTGCATCTCTCAAGCTGAGTAAAAGCTGCGGGCTTTGTACCGGCAGTAGTCTCAACACCATAGCCGACCTTTACTTCCAGTGTGGAAAGTCCAGGAATATTAACAGCCATTTGTAGCCGTCCTTTCTACCGCATAAATGTTAGCGGTCAAGGGTCATACCTCTTATTGGTAGACCGTTAGTCTTCAGTAAATATGGTTTCGCCGGAGCCTATAGGTCTCTTGAACCTAGAAACTACACGAACGACACCGTCTCTTGAAAGTGATACCTTGGGGAAGAACATACACTCGAAACCGAGCTTTTTCATGTGCATGACTCCTGCATAGGCAATCGCTTTCGCTGTATCCTCGTCTGCCGCAAAGGCTTCACATTGAAACCGAGCAAGTACTCCATTGATGTGCTGATTCTGAAGATCCATGAGGATTTCATCAGTATCATTTTGGAACATATAGAATACTGGAAGCCCTGGGTCGGCATTGAGTTTGTCTTGGGTAGTATACATAACTGCACTTCCCCAAGAGGGATACCGTTCAGTAAGGTACGCTTGCATGGCAGTCGAAACCATAGTGAAGACCCTTGATTCAAGGTTTGCGTACCACATTTCATCTATAGCCATTTAAAGACTACCAAACACCTTTCTGACAACTGTCATCACATCTGAAGTGAGTTTCGCTTCCGCTTTGCCAAGAGGCATATAAGTCGGATTGCCCCAAGTGTGTACCCAGTCGCCGTTATCGTAGAAGAACCATCCATCAGGGTTGAAAATCTGCCCCGAACCTTGTGGCCCAAGTGACCATGAACCAATCGTATAACCAAGTTCCTGTCCGTGTGGGTGACTTGATGTCCCCTCTCGCCCGTTGAATTCAAGGCCGCTACCGAACTCGATAAACACAGCCTGTTGTCCATGCAGTCCGATTGTTATAACGCCGTCCTTATTGCTGACCGTCAGATTTGCTCCACCGCCTTGGTAAGCAACGGATCCTTCGGGTGGCATTGCGCTGTCAGCAGTCTCGTAGCCAAGCTTTGCCAGTTCGCTCATCAGCTTGTCTTGGCACTTGAGGAACCTCTTCTTGTATTTTTCTAACTGCTTAAGGGCTTTATCTATGCTCTCCACGGAGAGGTTGCATTTGATTATCTTTTGGTTATAAGCCATTCGTTACATCTTCATATACATCTGAGTCAAGGCTCTCCATTCTTCATCAGTAATCATGTTGAGGAAAACCTTGATGCTCTTGTCTATGGCATTTATGCCGTCTTGGGCAAGCTGCCACCTCTCGCCGAGATAAACCTTACGAGCATCTCCTGAACCGGCTTTACCCTCAAGGATATGTCTTACGAGTGCTTTCTGAAGGATCTCTTCATTCCCGAGCATCTCGTTTACCCTTGTTTGTACGGCCTTGGCATCACTGCCGAGAAGTTTCGACCGCAGAGGCTCATTGCCCCATGTCTCACCTGTCATGGTGTGACCAAGGATGACTTCGATTGCGAGATCATCGATTGTTTTGCCGTCCTTACTGGGGGGATTTACAGCAAATCCGTGGATGCGCTTCGCAAGCCACTTATCGCTCGTACCATAATCACCACCGATTGATTTGCCGGTCTTCGGCACCTCATACAGCCATTTGCCACCGTTGCGCTGCATCCTAGAGCCACCATCTGCCATGATGATAGATGTGTCAGTGACATCCCACACCACAACAACATGATGCCATCCGCTCTTACTGTATGTGGACGGTTTGGTAGGATCAAAGATTCCGTTGGGATCTCGATAGAAATGTACTATGTCCCCAGGCTGAAGGTCAAGTTTTGATGTTATTCGCTGACCAAACGAGACTTGAGTACAATACGTTTGAGTGCCATTCGGAAGCCAACCCATTTTGCGAAGCAGAGTGTCTATCGCCCAATTGCAACAAGTGGTTTTGGATTTCGAAGACAGGCCGCAGAGGTCATCTATCGTACCACCGTTGCACTTGCCTTTGGCACCGTTGATATAGAACGGAGAACCGCCTGTCCACCGAACGTATGTGGCTCCGTTGAAGTAGTCGAATCCATAGATGCTGTAAAGTCCGAAGACATACTCACAGATCTCGTGAAAGACTTCCTTGGTATTAGTGTTGCCCTTGTACGTTCTGTACTTCTTGAACACGCCGCCCAGGGAGTCGATATAGGCATTGTAGCCACCATAGGACTTCAGCTTCGACTCGTAATTCGTACAGTTGAAATCCGCTTTGTGCTTATCGATTATCGATTGTGTTTCGGCTGTAAATTGTTTCATCCGAACCTCATTAAAAAGAGCCAGTCTTTCGACTAGCCCTCGTGAATTAGATTGTGTACTTGTTATATTCAGCCCTAATGCGACTTTTATTTAGATGTGCGTATCTTGTGGTTGTCTCCAAATTGGAGTGACCAAGCAGTTCCTGGATGACCTCGATTGGGCATCCTCTTTCCTCAAGACGAGTCGCAAAGGTGTGACGAAATCTATGTGGAATCACATCCTTCACATTTGTACGTGCCTCAAGCCTTTTAAGCAGAAAGTTAAGCCCCCTGTCCTTAAGCTTGTCATATGGTCTCCGTTCTCTGACAAAAGCATACTCAACATCGTCTGGAAGAGTTTTCCAATATTTCTGCAAGGCAAGCTTGGTAGATACGTTGAAGAAGACTGTCCGAAGCTTGTTCCCTTTTCCGAGGATTCGAATGGTTCGCTCGTGCATATCGATGTCGGATCGTTTGATGTTGATGCACTCGTCTGCTCGTACTCCGGTCGAAAACAGCAGTTCAACTACCGCCTTTTCGCGAGGAGTTTCACAGGCATCTT